AGTTCGGCATTTAACAGGTTCCGCTCGTCCTCGTAGAGCCGCAAGTTCCGGGTTCCGGCCCTTCCATACACCACAAGCCCGGTCTCGGTGGCATCCGCCAGCTCCTCCGGGTCGTCCTTCAGCAGGGTGCCCACGGCAAAGGCCCGGGCCCGGGTGTCCTCGTCCAAACGCCGGTGCAGCCTCTCCGTGATCTGCGCCGCCCGCTGGCTCTCAGCGGCCCGGCCCTGCAAAAAGGTCACCTGTGCCCGCACGCCCAGGCTTGCCCGGATGGCGATCTCCCGCGCGGCTTCCTGCCGGGCCTTTGCAAAGGCATCACTGCGGCCTGCCTCCTCGCTCATCCAGCTGCGGATGGTCGATTCCGGCACGCCGTACTTCTTCGCCACAGCGCAGATGGAGGTTGAGCCCAGCATGGCCATTACCACCTCGGCCCGGAACGCCGCCGGGTATTTCTTTCCCCGCTGTTTTCCCTTCACGGTATTCTTGCAGTACGCCCGCTTTTTCGCCAACTCTCTCACCTGCCTTTGCAAATAGCCTATCACGTCTCGCCCGCTCAAAATACCCCGGACATTTGCCCGCCGGGCAGCAGCCCTGCATCCGCTGCACACACTGCCACGGTGCTCAGAGCTTCCAGCTCTTTGGTGTAGTAGGTCGTTCGCCCCACATACAGCCGGGCGATCACCTTTTCCTCGGGCAGACCTTGCAGGTAGCGCAGCCGCAGCAGCTGGGCGCATACCGGGTCATTGCGGTCGTACCAGGCCAGCACCGCCCCGATTACCTGCGCCCAGGCAGCACAAACAGACCCCTCGCCATATCGGCGCAGAGCCTGCCGGGTCGCTTTCTTCTGCTCTTTTGTCACCGCCCCACCTTCTTTTCGCATGGGTATAACGCGCAAAATACCGGTGTTTTATCTGTCAGGTGCGAAGAATCGCAGCCTCCCGCCGACGCAGGATCACATAGCATTGCGGTTCCAGCCGTTCCCAGCCGGTTCCTTCCCGCTTCGGGCTCTCATGCAGCCCGCCGGGCTCCAGCACGATGCACTTTTCCATCTTCCAGCCGGGAAACCGCTGCTCCCACCACTTGGCATCGTTCTGCTTTTCCCCGCAGGCGGCCCGCAGCTGTTTCCGGCTCCATCTGCCATCGTTGGGGGCCTGCTCAATGGCCGGGCGCAGGTTGGCCGTTTCCACCCACAGCCGCTCCTTGTGGCCGTAGAAGTAGCCCATCGTGCCGTATTCGCCCTGCACACTCTTGCCCAGCAGCTTTTTCATGTCGATCCGATTCACGTTCATGGTGCCCAGCGGCTCAAACTCATTGGAGCCTGGGATACGCCGCCGCCACAGATCCTCCAGCATCTCCCGCCACTCCCGGCGCTGGGCCGCGGTCAGGCCCGGGCATTCCGCAAAACCATGCATGTGCAGCCGTCCTGCTTCTCCCTTGCGCACCGCCACCAGCATCAGGCGGATGTCCTCCCGCCTTGCCCCGAACCGCTTGCAGGTGGCCGCCATCACCCGCCGCTTGTAGTTCTCCACGTCTCTCCGGCAGGCCAGAATGTCCTCCGGCAGAAATGGATCCTCGTATGTACCGGTCAGGAACATTCCCGCCGGACTGAAATTGGTCAGCGCCTTTCTCTGGCGCTTGCGCAGGGAAGCCATTTTGTTCTTCGCCTTCTGCCCCTCGCTGGATTCCTTCCGCTTCTTGCCCCGGCCCCGGTGTTCCTGGGGGATGATGGAGAACACTCCGACTGCCATGTAGTCATCCCCGCACTGGTATTTTTTCTCTCGGATGTAGTTACAGCGCATCCCGGTGCCCTCCTGCTGGCTTTCACTTTCTGCTGATATTCTCTTTCCCGTGACCCCACCGTCACAGAAGTAACGGGTATACTAGCTCCCCAAAGAGGGCTCTTCCCCCTCTTTCTTTATAAAGGTATTATGAAACGTAACGGATACGGTGGACGTGTCAGTCCATCGTATCCGTTGCTCTTCATAATAGATCAAGGTGTTTAAGGCGTGGCGGGCTTTCCTTTTTCCGCCCAGTATCCGTAGGTCAGTTCCGGCTTTCCAATTTTCCGGGCCTTCTCGTTGTAGATCATCAGGTCATGCACATCGTAGGCCAGGGCGCTGGGGTCGATCACGCCGCCAATGGGCTTGCGCTTCACCTTTGCCGGCTGATCCGGCATCTTCATGGGGTGCCGGATCCGTTTCTGGCACAGCTCCATCTCCATCCGCGTAACACCGCCGGGCTTGTACACGCCGCCCCGCTTGCGGTAGCACTCGTGCACTGTGCCCTCGCTGCCAAACAATCCCTTGTCCTTCAGCTCTGCCGCCGTGCCCTTGCCCAGCAGGGTGCCGTCCGCACCGTAGCAGCTGTACACCCGCACCATCCGGGTCTCGGCCCGCTCGTCCGCGCTCAGGCCCTCTGCCCGGGCCCTCTCCACCCGGTCGTCCTTGGTGCTCTTCCGCTCCATCTTCCACCGGTAGTTCTTCGGGCTGGGGTTCTTGCATTTTTCCAGATTATTCCAAACGCTGCTTAGCTTGTTCACATCGGAAAAATATCCCTGCTCCACCAGCTCCACGCTGGTGCCCTTGGCCACCACCTCGCCGGTGTCCCAGTCCATCAGGGTGTATACCCATCTGCATCCACTCTGCATCTTATCGTCCTCCTTGATCCTTGGCTCCCATATCAGGGGAGCTCTGCAAGGCGCTGGCATAGCCAGACCGCAGCGGTGAGAGGTTGCTTCCGGTAGCCGCTGCCATGGCATCCGCACATTTCTGCCGAACACTCTCTTCGTTCAGCACATTCAGGCTCTGGCGGCAGGCCTTGCGGCCCGCTGCCATCATCACGGCCCGCTTCAGAAACTCCGCTTCCTGCTCCTTGTAGCTTCGGCTCAGGGTCTGCACTGTCTTTTCATCGTCCACGTTCTCCACCACGATGTCCTCAGTCTGCAAGGCATCGCAGGCGCAGCGCCGCAGCTTTTCCATGGCCACGTCCAGCCCGTCCGTCTTTCCCCACTCATTCAACTGCTCATAGTTGTGGCGCATCTCTGCATACAGCCTGTTCAGCCGGTCTGCTCCAAACCCCAACTCCTGCACACAGGCCAGCGCCATCAGCTGCCAAGCCATGGTCGCTGCCCGGTCGCCCACCATTTTCAGCTGCTGCTCCCGCCGGGTGCGGGGTGTCCGCAACGCAGGCACCCGGAATTCCGTCGGCACGCCCTTGGGGATTGCCTCCGCCCGCATCCGCCGGGCCTTCTCCGTCTGGGGCATCCCGTTCTTGTCCGGCTGCATCACCACAGCCAGGCTCTGGCTGCCCAGCAGCTCCTTCCGTCTGGTAATCCGGTCAAGCCGGGTGCGGCCCAGCCCCCACAGCTCATGTAAGGCGATCTGCCCGCACCAGCAGGTCAGCTGCACCACGCTGTCCTGGGTCAGGTCCATCTCCGCCGAAAGGCTCATCTTTGTTTTCATGGTAACTTCTCCGTTCTTCATATTCCCCGCACGCCCGGTTCCGGCCCCCACAGCTCAGGCACCGGCTCCGGGTGATCTCAAACACATGTACACACTGGGTCTTATCCATCAGGGTTCCCCGGTCTCAGCCATCATGGCGGTCAGGTCGCCCAGCATCCCGCTCACCGTGCGGGAAAGAACGTTGATCGCGTCCTCCTGCAGGTCGCCGGGCAGGGCCCTCACCGCAAAGCCCGCGTTCACCATCTCGTCCTTCAACCGGGTGTTGATCCGGCTCACCTCGGCCCAGATCTTTGCCTCGTCCGGGGTCATCTTCCGCCGCCCGGGCCGCACAACGCCCTTGATCATGGCCGTCAGCTCGTGGAACTCCTCGTCGGTCAGGCTCCTGTCGTTCCCGGCCTCGGCAATAGCCCGCGCCCGATCACTCGGTGTCCCGGTAATCAAAATGTTCTTGTACTCTTCCAGCGTCATTTCTGTTCCCCCGTGTTCATGCCGTTCAGCGCGGCAATAAATTTTGCTTCTTTGCCGCTGTACCCTTCGGTCACCTTAAAGCCTTCCGTATCCATCAGCATGTCTTTGATCAGCCTTGCCGCTTCATCGGCAAACTCCTGGCTGGCAGAAATCGGGCCGCACAATTTCCGGGCCGTTCCCACAAAACACCGGGCAGCGCACATCAGTACTTCTTCCGGTTTCTCGTGCTCAGCTTCCATAGCCAGAATCATCTGACCCTTGACCGTCTTTTTGATCTCGATCCGTACCACGATTACCCCACCTTTCTGCCGCAGACGGCTTTCTTCACCGTGTTCTCCGGTACCTTGTGGATCTTCTGCGGCTCCTTCCGCTGCTCTGCCACCAGGCCCAGCCCGGCCAGCGCCAGGGCTGCACACCCCAGCACAATGGCCAGCAGCGTGTAGCCCAGCATTGCCCAGCCGTTGGCCGCGTTCTCAATGGCCCCGCCGCAGCCTGCGGCAGCCAGTCCCAGCACAATGGCACCGGCACTCAGCACGCTGCCCGTGATCTTCTTTTTCATTTGCAAATCCTCCAACTCTGTGTTAAACTTCTGGTGATGTGTTGTCAAACCATCACCCTGGTTGGCTCGTCGGTGTTCCAGCACCGGCGGGCCTTTTTGCTTTTCTTGCATCTCTGGCCGCCTTCCACTCTTGAAACGCAGCCTCATTCTCCGGTTTTGAGTAAAAGTCCTGTGCGATGTGCAGCAATTCAATAATTTGCCAGTGCTCAAAGGGCAGTTTCTGCTTTCGGCCCATGGCAGCACCTCACAGCCACTCGGCGCAGATGGTCTCCACCACAGGCTTTGCAAAGCCGATCAGCTCATCGCCGCGCTTTGCGGCCACGACTGCCGGGCCCACCAGCTCTGCCGCCGTCATCTCACTGGCGCGCTGGTTCGTCAGGGGGCGCTCCTTCATCAGCCCTTCCTCGTTCACCAGCAGCAGAATGCCGTCCACGTCCTTCTCCCGCGCCCACTCGGCGCTCAGAACGCTGTTCACCGGCTCGATCGGCCCGCCCCCCAGCCTCCGCCGGGCCCCCCGCTTCCTGCTGGTCCCCACC